ACTGTTCTAAGTCAATATGTTTCATCGTGTTGCTCCTTTCTTTTATTTAAAGAACTGCTGTGGTTCTTCTTTTGTTGTTTCTTCCTGTAGTTCCTGTTTTTCTGGTTCAGGTGTTTCCTCTGCCGTTTCCTGCAGATCCTGATCTGCTACAATATTTTCTTCTGAAACTGTATCTACATAATCTTTTGTTCCATCTTCATGGATCACCGCCATATCAGATTCCATTGCATTCTGCATATCAATGCTCATGATTCCCCATTTACTGATCAGCTGGCGAAGCATTGTCTTATAAGCCATTCCATCAAAATCTTTCTCCCAGAATGTATATCCTTTTTTTGCTGCATACCCTTTGGAATACTTTAATGCATGTGCTTCCATTTTCTTTTTGGACCAGTACATAGCTTTTCGGAAACCGTTTGTATATTCAAACATTGCATAGTATCCGATTGTCTTTGCTTCTTCCCTTGCTTCTTCATCATCGATCAGATTTACCTCGATTTCTTCATTCAGTGGATCAAATCGAACCAGTTCCCCTTCCTTGATTGCCAAAACGTTTAGTTTTTTATACTGTCCTGAACGGATTGCTAACTGAATGTATCCTTTATAACCAAGCTGAAACTGTGCTTCTTTGCATCCCTTTTTGTTATTTTTGAATGGGACCATATAATACTGTCCAAGCTGTGGTGATGGAGAAAGTTTTAAAGACTCTCCAAGTAATGCAGCACTTAAAATTGATTGGTTTGTACACTCCTGTAAATCTGAATTAACCTGTACTGCAGATACAATAGAGGCAATAAAACGATCTCCGTTTTTGCCACCCACTACATTATTGATCTGACGTTTCACAGCATCATTTGTAAGATATGCCGTTAATCCTGTTTTCTGTTGTCTGTTTGCTAAACTGTTTCCAACTGCCATTTTATAATTCCTCCTCTGGATCTATGATTTTAAATTCTTCACATACTTTTTGTACTAGACTGAGTCTTGCGTTAACTTCTTTAAAGTTATGTTCTTTTACAGTACATCGGAATGTGATCGTTGATATTTTTTCTCCTGTATTCACTGGCTTCTGTGCTTTTACTGGCTTTTCTGTGCTTTTACCTGCAAATACTACCTTCTTTGCTTCTTCTTGTGATCGTTGTTTTCTTTGTTCCTCTTCCTCTTTTAGTTGTTCTTCATATATTGCTTTCTGCTTTGCTGTCTCTTCTAATTTTTGTTTTTTATTAATCGCTGCAGTGAGATCAAAGTTCTTTAGATACTCTTCTTTCATCTCATAAGCAAAGGAACTCGTGTCTGCATTGATCACAAATAAATCATTGTCAACCTTGTCACGAATTTCTGTGATTTCCTTTGTGATCGATTTAAACGTTGTTGATACATTCAGCCAGGATTCTTTAAAAATTTTGTCAAACGTTACTACATCAGCAAGTCCACCGATTGTTTTTGCATAGATTTCTTTGACCTTTTCAAGTTTTTCCTGTCTTGTTGCTTCTTCATATCCTTTGATCTGCGTATCAATATTTGCAATCGCTTTATTAACAATACCAACCAGTTCTTTCTCTTGTTTCTCGAATGCTGAATATGGTTCTGTAATCTGTTTTTTAATTTCTTTTCGCTTGCTCTCTAAAGCTTCCACAAATTTATTAAGATTTGCACGATCTTTTTTGGCATCTTTTACCTGATCTGCTGTATAAACCAGATTCATGTAATCATTCGCTTTTCCCTGGATC